ATACTATAAAAGTTAGCTAATCACGCTTCAGAGTGTTTGCTGTGACTAAAAAGCCACCTATAAGCCCACACTACAGAACTAAACGCCGTCTAGTCTTTTGGTGGAGTAGGCGAAATTGTCTGTGTTAATCTTCCGCCTATCTCCGATAGAGTCATTATCTCTATTAATTGTACAAGCTGACTAGAGTGCAAAGCACGACCCATAAATTGAGCTCATCAGTCAGGGCATGACCCTGAGACAAGGCGGAAAGCTCCGCCCTGTTTCGCTCTTTGTTTAGAATGGAAGCAAACCCCAGACCTTCTGGGCGTATATAAAAGTATACGTTGCGACCACTTTGCCTTTGTATATTAACCAAGACATTTTGCTCCTTTGTTAGCGTTAGAATACAAATATATATAAAAATATACTTGTATATAAAATTAAAAAAACATTAGCTACAACTATTCCGCCGCTCATTAGTGACCGCCTTTAGTGTAGCCGCCGTTTAGTCTTTGTCTCTCAGCTAGACGCTCATTCCTGAACGCTTGAGCCTTTGCCTCTTCCTCGTCCTTCCATTTTTGGAAATAACGCTCTTTTAGTTTAGACTCCATGTCTGACACTTGCATAGTTTTAGACTGCTTGTCATACGTTGCAGTTTTAACTAGCTCATTGTCTACAAAAAATCTAAAAGTCTTTTTTGCCTGTCCGTCAATACAAGTTATAGAATGATTTACAAAATCATAACTATTATTAGCACTTGTACCAATGTTGATAGAGCTTGAAGCTGTGGAGTTGTTTTTAACTCCCATGCTTTTAGCCCATGCGTTGCCGTAGTTATCATTAAAAGTATTAACCCAAATAGGGTAGCTTCTAGACATAGTTTTTACTCCGTTGTTAGTTTGTTTATTTTAGTTTAAATGCAGGGCGGCTAAAAGTCAACCGCCCAGACATGTCTATTTATATTTACTAAAGTATTTATTTTTAATAAGCTCTAGTTTTTGCTCTAGTGATAGAACGTCAACCAGTGACTCAGTAAAAATAGACTCTTGCGAGTCTAAGAGCTTACGCCCACCAGTTACAAAACCAATACGCTCAATTTGTAACTCGTTAAACATGTGCTCTAAGGTCTGACAGCCAAGCCCTATAGTGTGAGTATGTGGACAGGCAGGAACGCCGCCTCGTCTACACTCTGGACACCATACGACTAGAGCCAACCCTCTGCGACTGCTTCAGACAACATCTTCTTTTTTTTGTCTTTGTCAGTCTCTTTATTGTAAGCCGCAAAGTGCTCGTTTTTTGCCTGTTCGTCTTTAAACTTAGACAGGCTGTCCTCGTTCTGCATCTTTGCAACTTTTCTATTAATACGTTTAGGCATATTAAAAGACTCCGTTGTTTCGCCGTTGCTGACGGCTCGTCAGTGTAATTTGAATAATTACAGACAACAGAGACGCCAGACCTACTACTCTTGCGGAGTTCGCCTTCTGGCTGAGTGGGCTTTCCTGACACCTTAGAGACAAACTCGCCCAGATGTAGCCTAAAGAGGCTGTTACCGTGTCAGGCACTTAGTTTAATTTATGTAGAGTTAAAACTAGCAAATATTCAATATAAATACTTTATACACTAAAACGGATTTATTGTCGTATGTTAATTTTGCATAACAGCTTTGCACGAATTGCATAGCTTATCACATCATATATTATTAATAGACTCATAAATATAAAATACTCTTTTAATAAGTTTGATGGCACTGAGTCACGCCCAAGACTAGCGGCATATAATATAATTAATAAATAAGGTAAAAATAAATACTTAAATAATT